GGCACCAAAGACCAGCGAACCCGTGCGTTGTTGCGACCTGCTGATGTCTACCTGATCAACTACGATGTGCTCGGCTGGCTGGCCGAGACTCTGCAAACCTACTTCGTCAAGAAAGATCGCCCGATGCCGTTCAACGGAATCATCTGGGACGAGATCAGCAAGATGAAGAACTCCAGCACGAACCGGGTCAAGGCGTTTCGCAAGATCGCGGACAAGTTCGACTGGACCACGGGCCTCACTGGGACGCCTGCCAGCAACGGCTACAAAGACCTCCACGGCCAGTTCCTCGTGGTGGACCGGGGTGAACGTCTGGGCACCAGCAAGACGGCCTTCCGCACCCGGTTTTACCGCAAGGTGGGACCATACAAAGAGGTGCCGTATGAAGACACAGAGGACACCATCAAGAAGCTGATCGGTGATATCACGCTGGAGATGTCGGCCGAGGACTACAACCCGCTGCCCGATCTGATCGTGAACAACGTGGAAATCGAGATGCCCGACGATCTGCGGGCCAAGTACGACCGGTTGGAGAAAGAGTTCTTCCTCGTGCTCGACAGCGGCAAGGAGGTCGAGGCGTTCAACCAAGCGGCGCTGACCAACAAGTGTCTTCAGTTTTCCAACGGTGCCATGTACCCGATTGCCGGGATGCCGCTGTGGGAGCCTGTGCATGACATGAAGCTGGACGCGCTGGAAGACATCATCGACGAGGCTCAAGGGTCACCGATCCTGTGCGCTTACGCCTACCGATCTGACGCCGAGCGGATCATGGAGCGGTTCAAGGCACTGCGCCCGATCAACCTGACCGAGTGCAAGAGCGAGGCGTCCCTGACCAACGCGATGCACCGGTGGAAGACTGGCGACTGCCAACTCATGATCGGCCACCCGGCCAGCATGGGTCACGGTATCGACGGCCTCCAGAAGAACGGCCACATCCTCGTGTGGTATGGCCTCAACTGGTCGCTGGACCTGTACGAGCAGTTCAACGCCCGGGTGCGCCGTCAAGGTCAGGGTGCCCCGGTCATGTGCCATCGCATCCTGATGCAGAACACGCTGGACCAAGCGCAAGCACTGGCCCTCGACGAGAAGGCCACAACACAAGCAGGACTGCGCAACGCAGTCAAACAGTATCGTCAATCCAAAGGAGTATGAGCATGAGTTACGCAGAAGTCGAAATGAAAGTGGTGCAGTGGGGTGAGGCCCGGGGCATCGTGCAGAACGCCACTGCGATGTCGCAGGCCATCAAAACTCTCGAAGAAACAACCGAGTTGCTTGCGGCCATCAACAAAAAGAACATCGAGGAAACCAAGGACGCCGTGGGTGACATTGTTGTGACCCTGATCATGGTGTGCGCGGTGCTGGACATCAATCTTGTGGACTGCCTCAAGGGTGCCTACAACGAGATCAAGGACCGCAAAGGCTACCTCACAAAAGAAGGTGTGTTCGTCAAAGAAGTGTGATACACTTGTGTCACATCAACCACCAAAGGAGTAATCGTGATCCGTGAACTGTATGACTGGGTGAAGAATATCTACGTGACGCCGAGCGCCGAGGTCATCGCGCTGCGGGAACTGGAGGAGTCCAAGCGCAGGCTGCTGGAGGCCCAGACAGCCCGTGAATACGCCGACTCGATGTGCAAGTTCCACGAGGCCAAGATCAAGCGTCTGACGGTCTATTTGCACAAAGCCACCGAGGAGCAGTCGTGAACACATGGCCCTTCCCTCCCCCGGGCGGGCCTGTTCCGTGGACCCCACAGCAGGAACGCGAGTACCAGCGCCAGCAGCGCGAACAGCTACCGGAGGCACCGTTTTGATTGACCCCAAGACCAAGCGCATCACGGTGCCGGTGACCAAGGACATCGACCTGATCCGTGAGCGCATCAAACGCGACACAGGCATCGACATGACCTACGTCCAGATTTTCAACTTCTTGATCCACTTCTACGTGGAGCGGGCCAGTGAACCCAAGAGCAAGTGGAGGTCGTTGTCGTGAGGAAACGCAGCAAGTACAGACCCAAGGGTGTCCGACTCGACACGATTGGCTACGTCATGGAAAGCCTCAAACCGGTGGCTCACCATGAGAGCTATCTGCTGGACCTCAAGATCAAGAACAGCGAGGCGATGGTGGCGTTGATGCGCGGATCGGCCACCAAGGGCGACATGGACACCCTGATCGCTATGTCCAACATCGTGGAGGCGCTGTATCAACTGGGGTTCGGTGCCGAGTACAAGGACGTTGCGATTGACGGACGTGAAGCAATTCTCAACATCGTGCATCGTGCAGTGACCACCAAACGATTTGTGCCCACGGCCGAGCAGATCAAGGCGCTTCAGACTCTCATGGAACTGCATGACGCTCAGATGGACGTGATCACGATCAAAGACATGGAGCGGGCGCTGGAGTTTGCCCGCATCCAGTTTGCCAACAAGAAAATGACCGTCTTGCCCAAAATCGAAGGAGTGCCGCTATGAACTGTTGCGATGAATACGGGAACTGCAACCAAGGGCGTAATTGCCCCGTGCGCGTTGCCAAAGTGGGCCAGCGATACCCCAAGCACCCGCAGCCGATCTTTGTTCCATACATGCAGCGGCAACTCAAAGCATTGGCGAAATGGATGCTGCTGGCAATCCTTGGCTGGCTGGTCTGGATACCTCTGCTTTATTTGCTCTTGCGGGCGTAAAACAGGGTGCGGTCACCGAACAGGTAGAACCCCACGGCAGCGGCGAAGTTGTCCACCGAGTCGCTGTTCAAGTTATTCAGCTTCAGGTATGCCCATGTGCCCAGCACGATCATGGCAACAGCGGGGCGCATCAGGCGCACAGCAGCCTCGACCCACGGATATGAGGGATTGGTGCCACCCGCATCATTCATCGCCTTGAACATGTCCAGATCAAGCTGGCGCATCTTGACGTACTCGTCCACGTTCACCGGCTTGTAGGTGTCGGTCTGGATGAACCTGCCGATCAGGGATTTCCCCAGATCAACGGCCAGCGGGCCAAGGGCGGCAAGGATGGTCAACGGGTCCATCATGGGTATTCCTTCTTCGGCAGTTGGAAGTGCGGGCCGTCTTTGAACGTGCGCCAGTCACCACCCCACTCGATTGGCACACCGACCTGCTTGGCCGCTTCCTTCATGGCTGCGGCGATCTTGTTGTACAGCGGCCAGTCCCAGCGCACCTCGTCATCCACCCAAGCCCCGAGGTCCACCGCTTTGGCGAACCCATCGGCTCCGGGAATGTGACGCGAGTTCATAGTCTGACTGGCCCCGGCCTCCACCAGCTTCTTCTGGCGCAGCGGATCGCGGACACCTTCGAGCACGGTGAAGTCCACCGTGGTGATGTTGATGGCGCGCTCGACGACTTTGACCAGATCGGGGTGTACGCCCTTGAGCCGTGCTTTGGATCGAACGCCAAGGGTGTACATGTCAGGGCTTCCAGTGGCTTGTGATCCAGCCGATGATGCCACCGACACCCGAGGCGATGGTCATACCCATCCAAAACCCGCCTTTTGACTTGTTGGCAAGTTCAAGAAGCTGGTCAATCTGGGCTTCCATCTTGTCCATCTTCTTGTCCATTACCTGCACCCGTTCCCACAGGACGCCGTATTTCACTGGGTCAAAGTTCGTTTCGTCGAACGCCATATTTCCTTACTCCGTAACAAGCGAGTTTTGAACTTCAGCGGCCGGAGCAAGCATGTTCACGGCGGCAGGGGTGCGCAAGACTTTGGACGCAGCCTTGCCGGTTTTCTTGAAGGGATCGGCCAGCTTTTCGCCTTTGGCTTGGCGGGTCATCGCCTTTTCCAGTGCCTTGGCTGCTGCGGCCGGGTCCAGCATCTCAGCAGCCAGTTCGATTGCCAACTTCTGATCCAGCTTGCCTTGCATCCGGCGCAGCAGATCGTTGGCGACCGTGGTCACGTTGTTGATGAAGTTGGGAGCGCGGACGCTGCCCATGACCTCAGTGCCCATCAGGTTCACGTCAGGACCAGCACCCCGGGCGGCAGCGGCCTGTGCCTCGGCTTGACGGGCGCGGGCCAGATCGGCGCGGACATCCTCTACGATCTTGATCTGATCAGGCGTGAGCACTTCGGACAGGGTCTGAAACCGCGATTCACCGGTGGCCCGCTTGATGGTGCCCGGGGCGTTCTCCAAGGCGGTGGCAAACCCGGAAGCCCGCAGACGAGCGGTTTCCTCACCCAATGCAGGCTTGAGTTTGCCCTCAAGGAACTGACCGACTTCCATCTGGTTGATCGGCTTGCTCTGGGCAGCAAAGGTTTCCCGAGCCGTCTTGTAGGCCGGGGCTTTGTCTTCGACCCAGTTAAGGAACTGTGCTCGGGTGCCTTTGATCGCACCAACTTCGGCCGCACCGATACCAAACCGCTCGGGGTTTTTGATCAGATCGTCGAAGGCCATCTTCATGGCGTGGAGACTGCTTCCCGGATACTGCGCAACTTCGCCCGGGATCACGGTCTGACCCAACGGGCGACCGGCTTCATCGACGATGCTGGACGGCACCACCTGCGCAGGACGGTTCTGGCCGATCTGGAAGGGCTGACCTTTTTCCGCAGCCAGATCGCTGGCGCGGGCCAGCACCTTGTCCATCGAGGGGCGGTCAAGCAGCGAGGTGAACGCATCATCTGCCGCCACCATCGCCTTGTCGGAGATGCCGTACAGCGACTTTGCCGTGGCACCACGAGCAGCCTCGGCAGCTTTGAGTTCAGCAGGGGTCTTGCCGACCTGCTGCACCGCAGCAAGCTGCGCGGCCTTCTGAGCCTCGGCTCGCTCATAGAACGGGGTCGGGGCCGTCTTGGCGGCAGATGCGCCCATTGCCGAGAACCGGGTGGCCCCCACAGGTGCAGCAGCTTCAGCGGCCGTGGGCAAGCTGCCCGGGACAATCTCGGACGGCTGGCGCAGGGCGTTGAGTACCTCGGGACCACGTCCTTCCACGGCCGTCAGGTACGCTGCCGACTTCGGGTCGAGGGCGTTGTAGACCGCACCCGCGCCCTTCGCGGCCAGCTTGAACGGAGCCTCGATGACCGGTGCGATGGGGCGCATCGGGTTGATGGCTGTACCGGCTTTGGTCAGCGCGGCACCGGTCTGCGTGGCACCCAGCTTGGTCGCAGCAGCACCGCCACCAGTCAGCAGGGTGGACAGATCAGCCGCAGCACCCACGGGGTCTTCAGCAAATGTGCGCTTGATGCCCTCGTAGCTGCCGTAGCGGTCCTTGTACATACCACCGATTGCGTTGGCTGTCTGGACTGCCCGCTGCGTGGCTTCGGGATTGTTGTCGAACTGGTCGATGAAGTTGACCACGCCCTGCGGCAGCGCGTTGCGCAGCGCCCCGGCACCAGCGTCAAGGATGCCGGTGAGGGTTTGGACCGGGCTGGTCACGGCCTGCACGACACCGCCGACAAACTGGCCTGCGCTGCTTGGGAGGTTCTTGACCGCCTCCACGGGCACCTCGGTAAGCGAGTACCCACGGCGCGGGCCGGGAATACCACCAGCAGGGGCTGCTGCGGGAGCGAACTGGGTGAAGGGGTTTGATGCGCTGGGAAACTGCACATCGACGGCAACATTTTTGCCGTCTTGTGTTTTTACAGCGAACTGTGCAAACGGGTTCTCTGCCATTTACTTCCCCTTGCCCAAAACCCGTGCTGCCGACCCAGCACCGAACACAGCATCAAACTGTTCGGGAGTGCCTTGACCAGCTTTGAGCGCGTTGATCGCACCGGCCGGGATGTTCATGACCGACGATGTCTTGCGTGGCGGCACAACCACCGGTTCGGTGGAAATACCCGTACCTTCGAGGGCGGCGGCAGGAATTTGCTGGACACGTTTGTTCCACGACTCGGCGCTCTTTTCAGCAGCAAGGCGTGACAAACGGGCCAGTTCAGCCAGCGACTTCGAGTCGTAGCTGAGTTGACCAGCCTTGGCCTTTTCCAAGAAGTCCCGGTCGGCGTTGGTGAAGCCCTGACCCGCGCCAAGGTTCGACGATTTGATCGCACCCAGCGTTGTTTCGGCCAGCGAAGATATCAGCACCTCGGTGTTGCGAATCTTCTCGGAGTCGGTGCCACCGGCCAAGTTCAGTGCCTTGGCGATCTGTAAGCGGGCATTTGCGCCCGTGCCGGTGATGACCTTGCCGGTTCCGATCAGGTCCATCACCCGATCGGCCGTGGCCGCAGCTTCAGGAGCCTTCTCGGCCGCAGCAAGCTTGGCAGCATCGGACTCGGCAATCAGACCGCCAAATCGCTCACCGTACTTCTTCTCGGTGCTGACGTTGACGTTGGTTGCGCCAGCCTTGGCAATACGCGATTTCTGAGCCTCAACCGCAGCGGGCAGCGGCACATCGGCATAGGTGCCCACCGTGGTCGGTGCGCCGCCGAGGCCGGGAAGCTGGATGACCTGACGCTGGCCGCTTTGGTCAATAACCTGAGTCGTGGGCTTGTTCAGTTCCATGAACTTCTCAGTGCCCAGCTTCGATTGTGCGATCAGTTGCGCGAATGCTTGCGGCCCCTTGGCGATGGCATCGTTGATGCGACCCAGAGACTGTTCGGCGGTGATGCCCCGAGCCTTTAGCACGGGACCGAGCACCGGGTCAGCGTGGTTGGCCTGATGCCATGCCAGATATTGCTGCGGGGCGCTCGGGTCGTTGGGATCGATGGTGTCGAGGAACGAGCGCGATTGCTTCAGTTTGGCGTCCACCAGTTCGGTGTCGGCCTTCATCGTTTCGCGGCGCGTTTTCACAAACTCCGAGTACCCTTTCAGATCACCCGAGCGGAGCAGCGCGTTGGCGATAGCCGTGTCATCAGTACCCGCTTGCGCGAGTGCATTGGTACGTGCGATGTCCTTGGCTTCAGCGCGTTGCGCTGCGCCAAGCTGGTACTGTGCCAGAGCGTTCTGGTTTTGGGCGTTCTGGATCGCAGAAACTTTGCCGTATTGAGCCAGCGGGTCTGCGAGTTCGATCCCTCGAACTCCCATTGCGATTGCGGGATTGACAGCCATGTTCGATCCTTACCCGATGTTGGCCGTGTAAGGCACTTGGTATGAGGGGTACGTGGTCGCGGGCACAGCAGCCGTGGGAGCGCGAAGCGCGTTCAGCATGTTCTGACCTTGCGAGTAGTTCAGATAGGTGCCCAAACCCTGCGTCAGTGCGTTGGCACCGCCGACATACCCCGAAGCGCGGGCAGCGGCACCACTCGTCAGGGTTTCGCCCACATTCTGCGCAGTGCGCATACCAGCTTCACCAATCTGCTGGGCTGTGGTTTGGCCGACACCGGCGAGTGATTGGAGGGGTGCGAGGCGGGCCTGACGCTCGGCTTGATACCGATTGAAAGCATTCTGGTACTCCTGCGAACCAAGGTCTTGACCGAACCGCTGGATGCCCTTGAGCGTGGCACCCGAGAGCAGGCCACCACGGGCCGCAGCCGACCGCTCCAGCGCCTTCATACCCTCGGACATGCGGAAACCGTAACCGGGGTCAGCTTGAAACTGCGCCATGCTAAACGGGGTGTAATCGGTCAGCGGAATCAGCTTATTCAGAGCCTGTTCGCCCGCCTTGCGCCACGGTTCCGACAGTTCAACCTGCCGTTCGAACATGCGCTCCTGACCTTCGGCAGCGCGGTCAGCAGCAGCGGCCTGTGTTCCGGCCGCGCTTCGGGACGCGCTTGCCCCAATGAGTGAACTGCCAACAACGGCACCAGCAACCCAAAAAGTCATGGCTGCACCTCGATTTCTTTGTGTTTGACCTGATTACCGAGACTGTACATGGAATCGGGTTCAACCTCAACCAATTCGGCTTCGGCTTCCTCGACAGATGTCGCCTCGATGGCGTGGAATGTCATGCAAAGCGCGTCAGTTACTGCGTAGACTGCCCGCTTTGTCCCGGGTTTGCTTTGAAACAAATGAGGCCCGGTGACCTCTTGCACATTACCCTCACCATCCGTGATCGCAACGGTTCCCGACACGATGAGGTAGAAGTGTTCTTTCTTGTGGACTGCGCCAACTACCAACACCCCGGCATGACGAAACACTTCCCGGCAGTACATCCCGCCGTGGAAATAGTGCTTGGTCTGGGGTTCGTATTGCGGCAGCTTGGACAACTCCTGCTGCAAGGTTTCCACCTTCTGCCGCATCATCTGCGGCGGCGCAACCTCGAACCCTTTGCCGTAAGTTATTCTCACTGAGTCACCTCACGTCCACTGACGCGCATGTTGATGGCGCTGGCGGTCCCGGCCAACGTCGAGATGAAGTCGCCGGGGTTGAGCACCTGACCCACCAATTCAGGGAACGTGTAGACCTCGGACGGCTGAAGCGTCTTGGTCTTGGTGATCAGGTTTTGGTTGCCAGCAGACCCAGCAGTCGTGACAAGATTGACCGAAATTGTGGCAGCGGTGGCGCTGTAATTGGTCGCGGTGAACTTGTCGATGATTGTTGTGACGTTTGACGCAGTGTACTGCGTGGTTTGCGTATTTTCAACAATCTTGCCGGGTACGAGGTTTTTGACAGTGACGGTCATGACGACTCCTTTTATTTATCCCCAAACCACATGATGTAGGTTTGGATGGACAGTAGATCAGCCTGAACCATTGACCAAGCAGTTGCTCTATCGACAGGAGGTTGTTGTGTCATCACAGATCACCTCGAACATAGTTAGGGGTTGAGAAAGCCATGCAAATTTCGATGCGAGTGGTGGAATTGCTACCGTAGAACGTAATTCCCCCAGATGCGTCAACTTCCACAGCACCAGACGAAATGTTACCGCTGACCACTGCACCAACGACCGAACGGACGATCTTTTCTGGACGATACCCAAGAGGAAGTGTCCCAAATCCTACACCATTGGGGGTGGCTGGCGCATTCAACACACCGACGACAGTTACGATGCCGTCACGGCTTTTGAAATATTTCAATGTTTCATAGCTGCCGCCAGTATTTGACCAACCTCCAACCGGAGTGATGGCGCGGAAAGTACCAATTGTTTTATCGCCTTGGTCGTCAACAGGGGTGACAAAAGTTGTTCCAATTTCATTGAATCCAACATCTGTGTTGTTGGCAGAGTTGGTGATGAAGATGGCAGCGCGGGTATTGAAAGCCGTCAGGATCGTGTTTTTATCGACCGTCACGCCGACACCAGCATTCACGCGAATCATGGAGTCTGGGTTGGCGGTGCCAAATGTGCCAAGGTGATTGCCTGTGACCTCTGCCCACGGAATCGCACCACTTGCTCCGTCAATATCAATGATCGCGCCAGAGCCAGAACCAGTACCTTCGCTGAGTTCAATGTTGTTGTAATTGACTTTGACGTTGCGACCACGCTGAACGATCACAGCGCCGCCGGGACAGTCGAAATTGTTTTCGGTGATCATGGCGTGTGAGGCCACGCCGCTGGTGTCGGAAATGTACAAGTAGACGCCAGCACGATTTGTTCCAGACGAGCCACGGAATACGTTGTTGCGGATGCTGATGCTGTCGCCAACTTTGTTCAGGTACATACCATCCCAAAACATATTGCGTTCAATCACGCTATTGGCTGGAACACCTTGAATGTTGATCACGTTGTTGTTCTCGACTTTGAGCGAGTAGTCGTTACCCGGCAACAAGTACAAATCGTGGACATACCAGCGCGACAAATTAGTAGCCTGCGGGGTGTACAAGTAAATGCCATGACGACCGCGTTTTGTACCATCGTATGCCGGGTGGATTGAGAATCGACCAAACTCTAAAAAGTCAATGTATCCCCCATCGTTGGGAGTCACCCGTAGAAAATCAGCCGTGTTTGGCATAGACGATAAAGGCACGATCTGCGAATAGAACGTACCTTCACCAATCATAGAAACACCGCGATTTCGCAACGCATACCCAGACCCCGGCGCACTTTCGGTTACAGCGTAATAACCAGCGGGGAAAAAGCAAGTTTTGAGACTGGTGAGACAATAGTCAAGTGCATCTTGAATTGCCGCTGTGTCGTTCGTCACGCCATCACCAACTGCGCCAAAATCTTTGACGCTGACCCAATCACGCAATTTTGACTGGACCGTGCGGGCCACAGCAGTTGCGCCAGATTGCAAGAACCCGACAAGTGCTGAACCGCCAGAAGCAGCAAACGCTGCATACAACGCCGTAATTGCGTTTGCCAAGTCGCCCGAGGTGGCAGGCCCAGCAACATTGTCAACAGTCCAAATTTCCACATCGTCTGCGGTTTTGAGGACCATTTTGTAAAGACTTTGACCAAGCCATACCGAACACTCACCACGCGAATCCATGATGACCGGATTGGTATTTTGCACATTGCCCGCAGACGTGGTGTATGTCGCAAGAGGAGTTGATGTGCCTGCGGCGTATGTGTACAGCTTCCCCCCTACAAGCGGCTCACCGTTTGCAGTGAAAAATTGCAGTTTTGGGGTAGGGGTTAGAGTAGCCATGAGGTCACCTTCTGTGTGATGTGTTCCATTTTACCGGTCCTGCTGTGCAAGTCGAGTGGTCAATGCTGCAACTTGGTCAGACAGGTCTTGAATCGCCTTGAACGCCAAAGCCACCATAGGACCATAGTGCAAAGCATCAGGGCGTCCGTTTGTGTCGTACTGCACAAATTCTCTCAAGCCGACTGCATCAACTTCTTCTGCAATCAGACCTCCCATCCATTGCTCAGAATCTATGGCTCCGGTACCTTTGTACACCACCGGGCGCAGCTTCAACACATCACTCAAACCATAGGGTATGTCGGTGATGTCTTTTTTGTACCGAGCCGACGAGGTGGAGCGATACAGGATGCCGGTGGCCGTTTCAATGAAAACATTGGCTGCGTTACCTGTCGTCAAATTGACCGGGCTGACTGCGGCAGTGCCAGTGCTGAATGCGCCGTCATCTCGCGTGTACCCAAGCAATGTACCGCTGGAGTTCGTGAGATAGACGGTGTAATCAGTGTTGGCAGATGTGACACCTTTGATACCAAGTCGAGCGGCAGTCAGTGGCGACTGACCCATGCCAATACGGGTGCCGTTGAATGTCAGATTTGTGCCACCAGACAACGCTGATGTAGACGAGGCGTAAAGCACTGCGTCAGCCGTAAAAGCCGTCAATCCAGTGCCACCGTTGGCAGTTGCAAGTGTTCCAGCAAGGGTCAAAGTTCCGCTACCCGTGATCGGGCCACCACTGAACGTCAAACCAGTCGTGCCACCGGACGCCTGAACACTGGTGACAGTTCCGTTTCCTGTACCAGCGCCAATCGCTGTGCGGAATGTCGCTGCGTCCAGTGCAGACACCGAATTGTCTACATTGACGCGCAAGAACGTAACTGCACTTGGGTTTGTCAGTGTGAAAAGATTGGAGCCAACCGTGGTTGCCCCAAGAGAAGTTCGACCAGTGGCGGCAACAAGCCCAGTGCTGCCACCATCCCACTTCAAACGGTCAGTGTACGCAGTATCCCAGTTAGTCTGAGATGCTGTCGTCGGCAATGAATAACCTGATGCGAACGACAGTGCCAGTGTCCCAGAAGATGTGACGGGAGAACCGGCCACAGAAAAACCTGTCGGTGCCGACAATCCAACGGAAGTAACCGTACCAGCCGAAGCCGTTGACCGATAAAGCACACCAGTGCCCGGTTCCACATAGACGTTTGGTGCCAAGCCAGTTGTCAAATTGACCGGACTGGTCGCTGCTGTCCCCGTACTGAATGCACCATCGTCACGAACAAATCCAAGCAATGTACCGCTGGAGTTTGTGAGATACGCGGTGTAGTCGGTATTTGCAGAGGTGACCCCAACAATACCCAACCTCGCCGCCGTCAGTGGTGTGGTGCCAAGTCCAAGACGAGTACCATTGAACGACAGATTGGTGCTGCCCGCAAGTGCAGAAGTCGAGGTGGCATACAGAACCGTGTTGGCGGTAAATCCTGTCAACCCTGTGCCACCGTTGGCAGTACCCAAAGTCCCACCCAGTGTCAGCGTCCCGCTGCTGGTTATTGGACCGCCCGTGAAAGTCAGTCCAGTCGTACCCCCAGAAGCGTTGACCGATGTCACCGTACCACCCGGGTTGCTGGAGTTGATGGTGATCGACCCCGGACCATTTGTGATGGTCACATTGGTGCCCGCCGTCAAAGTAGCGTTTTCCCATCGACTTGTGCTGGCGTTGTAGATCAGCAAATTGCCATTCGCAAGAGTGCCGATTTGCACATTTGAGTCCGTGCTGCCAAGGGCTGACCCGAATGTGGGGCGTACAAACAGAGAACCATTCGTTGCCGCATGGACTACCGAAGCTACAATGACCTTGGGGTTTGGTGCCGTTGGTACATTCTTTGTCAAGCCTCCGGGCACGGCTGGGTTGTAGTAAAGAATTTGCCCATCAACCCAAGCCTCGGCACCACCAGTTGTATTGATGCCGCGAACTTCACCAAACCATGTGACATATCCCCAACCATTGTTGGCGATGTCTTGGGTGGCGACACCCATGATGTATTCATTCTGAGTGGCCGTCAGCCCCGTAGCTGGAGCACCACGCAGCCCACCAGAAGCACCAACAGTGCCGGTGAACATGACGACTTGCCCATTGGCAATGTCGGCGCTGGCTTTGATGCGATAGTACGTTTCTTCACCAATCTGTTGAACAACACCACCGCTATCCTCCATGACAAGATTGAGTGTTTTGATGCCGTCAGCGTCATCCCAGTACATCGTACCGGTTGCTGCCGTACCTGTCGGAAAACCGGCAGGGGTGGTGTCAAATTTCAACCACGGAACATTGTCTTGCTGAAGCGCGGCCATTGTGCCCAGTTCCGGCCGCACTTGAACCTCAAGCGCCTCAATTTGCTTGCGCAGTTCTGCGATCTGCTCAATTGCGCTTTGTTCAGAAGGCGCAAGATTGGTGGTCGCACGACCGACCAATTCATTGAGTTCGTCAACTGTGACAGACGGTGGTCCTTTTTGAACATCGTCCAGCGACACATTACTGCCACCGGTAAGTTGGTACAGCGATAAGAAAAACATGTACCACTCGCGGGACACATTACCCGTCCGAAGGTCAATAAATGACACTCGGGGTGGTGTGATTGGTACGTTCAGTGGACTAGGCATTGGTTGCACTCACAATGAGTTCAGCACCCACGATTGCAATTTTTACAGGGTCTGTTCCTGACACCTCATACACTCGATCACGCAACTTCATGGTCATACCCAGACGACGCCAAATAGCACGGCGATAAAACTCACCGATTTTGCCAATACCCACCCAATGTTCACTGGACCAAGTATGCCCACCGTCATCGCTCCAGCGAAGCATGACTTGCGGGTCGCTTCCTTGACCTGTGTTCAGACCAACACCTGTTTCACAGTCAAGTTGTAAACTGTGCTGCGCGGTGCGTTTCAGATTATTTTGACCAGTGGCAAGCGCCCGCCATGACCGAAGCCATTTTTGAATTTGTCCATTGTCGGCGTACACGTCAAGATCGAACGCATACACGTTTCCGTTTTCATAATCACCAACCAGCACATCGTTGTTGAAAAACACTTGGCAGTTGCTGCGATGTCGAGTGAAATGACCATCCGAAAAACCAGCACGTTCGTGCCACGATTGTGTTGCTACGTCATACACCCAAGTCGTATTGGCTTGTGGAAAGATCAACACGTAGAAGCTGTGACCATCTTGCTGGTAGGTGTATCCGATTGCATCAGACAAATCGCCATATTGCTGAATTTGCCATTCAACAGCGTGAGTTGAAATGCGCTGACCGGTGTAACCGTTGGCCCGATATACGATACCTTGACCCCGGGCGTCTTTACCCAACCAAAACAAACCATTGTCCATTTTGGCAATCGAATAGGCTGCTGCGCAACCCAGTTCATTGAAAGCACCTTGAATTCTGGACAGTGGGAAATCGGCATTCCCACTGTTGTACCAAACTTCAACCGAGTTGGTTCCAAAAACCCAAAGTTCACGATGATCGGCAATTACACCGACAACGCCATCAGGCGATCCTTCGGCGCTTGCAAAATCCAATGGGTCAATTGTGTATCCGTCCAACAGACTCGTCACCCAAATTTTTTGACTATTGGGTTCGTTGAAGACGAAGTAACCATCTAAGTACGACACCGTGACAGCGCCGGGAAAATCACCATCGGTGATTTGACCAAATACGTTTGTCGTTGCGTTGTAGATGTACGAAGGACCATTGCAGGCAACAAACAACTGCGTTCCGTTGTCGGCCATGCTAACTGCTCCACTGGTTCCCGCAACAGTGCCGAGTTCTGTAATGTTGTACGCACTGTCAACTTTGTACAGCTTGTTTTTGCTGACAGCGTACATGTTGTTGCCGTATGACCACAACCCTCGGATGGGGCCATCGCCAACAGACAGTTTCAACACCAGTCCGGGCGCACGATTCAAGAAGGCCGGTTCCTTACCTCCTTCTGGGATGATCTCAGGAAACAAGTTGACCATGCGGGCGTCCGCAGCGTTGACACTGCGGGCCACATAGGTGGAGCCGAGAATCGGAGTCTTCATCAGAAGTTACCAGCGTAGATGTTGAACCGCTGCTTGTTCGCCACAACACCGTAGGGCAGGCTCATGATGTCGTTTGGATTGTTCACACGCTTGAGGTTGCGCTTGCTGGTCATGGCGATGCGCTGAACCTGCGGCGATGGCTCAACACCGAACTCAGGGGCGATCTCCATCGCCAAGTTGTAGGTAAAGGCTCGCATGTACCCGGGCGGGAAGTGCAACTGGGTCGCCAGCGTGGCAGGTTTGGTCAGTTCCTCAATGGAAATGAAGTGCCACTCCAAAACCTGCGTAGGCTTGGGGTAGATGAACATTTCAACATCGGGAAATGTCTCGTTGACGAAGATGACCTGCGGAAATGTGGACGTGGCCGTCTTGACCGCGATGCCGTCATACTGCGCTTGGTTGATGAACTTGATGCCATACGACACGCCACTCGGGGCTTTGTAGTAAGTAGCGTCATCGAAATAGACCGGGCGGTTACCCACGAAGTCACCAGTAGGGCCAAGGGTGCGGCGAATCTCGCCTGCGGGCCAACTGAAAACCTGATCTTGGGTAGAAAACACAGACAACCGCTCGGTGTTCCACGAGTCGATCATCTGGTTCATCGCCAGAAGTGCGTCTTGACTGGTCGCCGCTGACGGTGTTTCACCTTCGGCCAGTACACCGAGCAGGCGCAAGGCCCGGTTGATTTGATCGCCAGCGGTCGTTGCCATATCAGCTTCCTTCGGATTCGTCGCTTGCCGAAGTCAGAAAAGATGGAACTTCGTTGGGCTGTTCGATGGGTTGTTCGGTCACTTTGCGAGACAGCTTGTTGCGCACAGGCTTGTCTGCTTTTGGTGCCACCTCGGCGGGCGTGTCAGGATTGTACTCCGTCCAGCCATTTTTGACATCCATTTCCATCTCTTGTTCATTGATGGCAACTTTGGCACCGTGAATAGGGTGTACGAGGACTACGTTCATGTGAATCTCCATGTGGAAACGGGGCCGAAGCCCCGTTTCGTCAATTGCTCAAAAATTAAGCAACTTTGTACACAGTCCAAGCTGCATCACCCGTCTTGCGGAACAGGAATGCGGCACTGGAAGTGATAGCCACAGCAACAGCAGCATTGCCACCGTCAGTGATACCCGTACCCATCGCCAGCGTGACAGTGCCCGAAGACGTGCCAGTGTTGACGATGTTCAACAGGAAGGTGCTACCGACTTTGGCGCTGGACACGGCTGCGTCAAGTTGAGCAGCGGTGGGCAGCGTGTAAGTAGCAGCAGAAGTGCTGGGGTTGGCGACCAACACGTTACCGGTCACTTGAGCAGCGGTCAGAGTGGCGGTAGAGGTGGCGGTTTGAGGGGCAGCAGAGTAGCCCATCGTGATTTCGTTCAGGTTACCGTCGCCGAGTTGGTAACCGCCTGCGCCATTGGGGAGAGCCATGATGATTTCCTTTGAAAATAAGTTTCAGAAAAGGGGGCCGAAGCCCCCGGTTTCAGATCAGCCCCAGATACGGCAAGCCATCTGCGGACGAATCGTGTTGTAGCCGTACAGAACGTCAACACGGCACGGCATACGGTCGTTGTTGATGTCGTACTGGCGAACCACACGCAGGCTGATACCGTTGTGAACGGCACGGCTTGCCATGTCCACACCTTGCGGCAGGAGCAGGTCGGCGGTGGCGAACGCAATAGCGTCACGGTGATAGACCAAGTTCTGAGCGTAGGTGCCAGAAGCAGTGCCGATGAAGGTCACGGCTTTGCTGTTACCGGGCAGACTCACCACGGTAGCCAGAGCGTTGCTGGCCGAGTACATCGGAGCAACGGTGATGCTACCTTCGCCGCTGGAACCCAGAGTCACGTCAGACAGAGCGACAAACTGGAACAGCGAACCGGTGGACTCACGGGTCTGGGGGTTGGCAGCGTAGCAGTCAGCCACGGTGAACACGTCACCAGCCTTGATCGTGGCAGCATTGCCAGCGCCGGTGATGGCGATGGTGGTAGCGCCTTCAGAAGTCACGGCAGCGGAGGTGGTGCCGCCAGTAGCGGTACGCGAACCCACGGTGAAGGACTTGATCGACTGGCTCATGTTCACTTCTTCGTAGCCCAGCACGTTCTCACCCATCATGCCGTTTTTGAACTGGCGGGAGATCACATCTTGGGGGTTGAAGAAGCCGGACAGACCGTTCACAAGCGCAGCATTGGCAGCGGGGTTCACGGTGGCGTAGCGCGGCGACATGGTGGCAGCGTTTTCGTTCAGCTTCTGCTGGGCTTGCAACAGAACCAGAGCGGTGCTGGGAGCCGAGCCGGGGGTGCCGACAGAGTTGCCCACCAGTTTGAAGGCGTTGGCAACGTCAGCGTCCACGGTGGAGGCCAACTGGCTGATACGAGGCTTCAGAACACGCTCTGCGAAGTCGTCCAACTGCATGGTCAGTTCGGCAGAGGTGAAGTTGATGCCAACGTGCTTCTGCGAGGCCACAGTCAGGGTGGTGTACTGTTCGTTGTCGTCCTGAGCTTGCAGGGCGGCACCGTCAGTCACCAGAGCGCGGTCGGGCAGACGGATACGCAGGGTAGAACCGATCTTCGCACCTTCAACAGCGAAGCTGTCGTCGTACTGGCGGTTCACGTTGCGGGTGATCACGAGGTTGTTCTCCAGAATTTCCAGAGATTTGCGCGTGATCATGTCAATGGTAAGAAGGCTGTTTGCCATGATTCAGAGTCCTATTTAACGGTTGCGGAGTGCCTGTGCTTTGGCGATTTGTCGTTGACGCTCGGCCGCGATCCACTCCGATGCACTCATGGTCTGGGTAGACCGAGGATCAGTGGTGTCAATGACACCGGGGTTCACAGCACGGGCGCTTACCGGACTGATCGGTGCTGGCGCAGACGTTGTTTTCTTTTGGGGAGGTTCGGTACCAAGTTTGGCTTCGATCTTCCCGATTTCACGCGCTTGCAGGAGCGGCGACAGACGCGAGATGCGATCAGCTTCTTTGGGGTTGCTGCCCAGCCAATAGGCCAGATCAGGTCCAATATCAGATGCCTTGATTGTTTCAGCCATCACATCGGTGATTCGAAGCTGGGGGTTGTAGGCGACTTGTTCAAAGTCGTCGTACTTGCCACGGGCTTCTTCCTCACGCTCTGCGTAGGCGTCTTCAAGTTGGGCGCGTTGCTTTTGGAGTTCTCGCTGCGCGATCAGTTCGTCAGCCTTCCTGACGGCCAGTGCTTCAGCATAGGCTTCAGGGGACTCAAACTGGTCCGCTGGCGGGAGTTCCGCTGGCACCGATTGCCGCGCTTGCATTTCTGCTTGCTTGGCTTGCTGCTCACGTTCCCACTTACGTTGCTCTCTTGCGAGGCGCTTGCCAATCATCGCATCAAGTTCAGCCTGAGTGAATTTCTTCTCCTCTGCTGTCTGACCGCTTTGATCGGCGACTTCCGGCGCGTTTTGTGCCTGATCCGTGGTGGCCGTCACCTCGGGGGCTGGCGCGGAGTCAACTTCCGCTAGGTTTTGGACTTCATCAGTCATTGCATGTTCCAAAGGAACCCCGGTCTACTGGGCCGGTACAGTTTGGATTACACACGAACTTTTATTCGTATGCAATAGTGCATGATACCGTGCCGGAAATGACAACATACAGACCTTTGTTGGCGTACAAGCCGTCAAAGAAGTTATAGTTGACACCGGCCGTGGGTGTAAACGTGTCCAGAATCTTCGGGTCAGTGTTGAGCGAAGTCGGAGAGTCGTACACGGTGATTGTCGGGGTGCTGGAAGCGGCACTCACGAAAATACCTTTCAGCTTTGCAGCCATCGGTTTGATTTGCGTGGTGGCGCTGATCTGGGAATACATCGAAGCCATGAGGGTTTCTCCTTATGCGAGGAACTTGAGTTTGTACAGGGTGCTCAGATACAGACCGACGATCTCGTCGATGATGTTCTGGAGAGCAGTGTCGGTCTTTTCGCAGACCTCGTAGCGCATCTTCTCGATGTCGGCCAGCGAGTCCTCAAGGAACTCGACAATGTTGGTCGTCTTTTTGGCCGACATCAGGCTGATGGGGCCGATCAGACCGTGACGGCCCTGATACGCCTCGGCGAACTTGTCGGCCAACTCCACGATCTCGTCGTAGAACTCGTTCAGGGCCGAGTGTTTGGCAAAGCTGCGGGTGTTCAGATGCACGGAATGCGCAACATCCCGTGCCAGAAACAACGTGCCCACGAAATCAGCGCATTTCATTCATTTCTCCTTGCTCGGGCATCTCGCCCATCTCCGGTACTTCACGCATCTCGGGCGCACCGGCAACCAGATCGCCGGTGTCCACAGCGGCTGCAATGGTGCCCATCACGATGTCTTGAATCTGCTCGGGGGTCATGCTGGCCTGCATGGCGCTGATGCGCTGTGTCTCGGCCTGATACGCCTTGACCTCGGCCTCGTACTCCTTGATAACGAGTTCGCGCTCCTCCATCGACTTCTGGACGTTTTGCAGCATGTTGAACATGTTCTGCATCTCGGCCTGCATCGCTTGCATCTGCTGATTGGCAGCAACCAGAGCCGGGTTGTCCTCGTCGGCCAGCACCTTGGGGTCCAGAGTCTTCTGGAACCGCTTGGCGAGGTCTTGGGCACCGGGCCAGTCCATGTTCTTGACGAACAGGTCACCAGCCACGCTCCAAAGCTGCGGGTTGCCCTGAAGCAGTTGGGCCATCGACTCCAAAGCCTCCTGACGCTTGGTAGCGTATCCGGGACCGGTGATGACGCGCACATCGTACTTGCCGACAGACGGGTTGTAGATTTTGTCGATGACGATGCCTTCTTGGTTCACGATCTTTTTGACCGGTTCCTCTTGCATCGGGTTCATCTTGACGGTTGATGGTTCACCGTCTTCACCAATGATGCGGGCGATCCGCTCGGTGTCGTAAATCTTGGGGATCAAATCCACCAGTTGACGACCAACATGGCGAATAGCGCGGGCCAGATTATCCACATAGTGATAGGTTCCTACGTCACCTTCGCGCTGACGCGCAAGGATGGCCTTGCCAGAACGCTCGTTGCTGGTCATACCCAGCGAAGCGTTGTACTGACCGGTGGCCGACTTGATGTCTTCAGAAGCGCCCGCCTTGGCTTGCAGCAAGCCGCTGGAGGCCATCGGCGGCTGTGCCCGCTGGGGTAGTGGCAGGACAGCGCCTTGACCGTCTGTAACGTCTGGATTGACCTCCAGATACGGCCAGTTCTGGGTGTTGGCCGTCTTCCACTGCTGCTC